GTGTAAATAAAACTTAAAACTATCACCTAAAGCAGACTTTATTGCATCAATGCACTCAATATCACCTTGTTTGTAGTGGGGTGGATGGTTTACGTTATCAGTCATGTTACTAGAGCTCCTGGGTTTCTTTGCATGTGTTTTTTTAAAATAATAATACAATCTTCGACGGCTATGTTACCTTTTCGACTGTTGAAGTCCCAACGACAAAAAACAATATTTTCTTTTGTGTATCCAATATTAGAATCAAAACGATCAACAGAAAGCAAACTTGGTGGTGTGGGGTTTCTTTTCTCAGAACCTTTGACAGCCACTGATCTTCCTATGGTTATTGGTAGTCCTGTGTAATAACACTTCCAACCATATTTATCTTTATGGTCCTGCCATAATTGTAAAAAATCTTCTATCGTGACATGAAAATCAACACTTTTACGTTTGTCTTGGTCTCTGTAAGATCTTTTCCTACAATCATTAAACTTAGACACTAAAAAACCTCTCTCGGTATTTAAATAATCTATCTGTCTTTTCTTTACTTTTTCTCTGTTTTTAAGTTTATACAACCTACGTTTTTCTCTTACCTCTGGCCTTTTCTCGTACTCCCTGTTTCTTTTTTGTTTATTTTTATCATACACCTCTGGATTAATAACTCTGCCTATGGTGCTCGCTGCACAATTAAAAATCTTTCCTAATTCTCTGTGTGATTTTTTTTGTTCTTTTCTCATCTTTTTTATCAAAGCTACTTGTTCAGGTGAAAATTTTGAACTTGTAAATTTACCAAAAAATTTATCAGCAACAGCTATTGACGACTTATTCATAATACGTATGCCCTGTCATAATTTCTTGGCTCTAATATGTGTAAAGACTTTCTCGCTCGTGTTACAGCAACATAGAATAGACGGTGTAGTTCGTCTGGATCAATATCGTTGTGGTCAACAGCAGACTTAGTAATATCAGGTAAAAGTAATACATTGTCAGCTTCTCCTCCTTTTGCTCCGTGTATTGTTGATAAAGTTATACGTGGTGTTTGTGAAATTTTTTCTTTGTTGGCCAACATGTTTCGTATGTAGTTTTCTGTTTCAGCATCTAACCCATCAAACGCTTTGTACCAAACATCTTGAGTTTGTAATCCGTGTTGCTCGATGCACTCCTCAATATAATAACCATCTTCGTTCTCGTCCATAGTCTTACCTGTCTTGTATCCTGGCGCAACGTTGTCACCGAGATAAGAATAAATATTTTTTATTGATGCGATTGGTAGTAGTGTTTCACTGTTTCTCCATTTTTCCCATGTTTGTATTGCAAGAAGTAAATCTAATTTTATAGAGTTTTTTGTCTTGTGTGAGTAGTACCAGCCCTGCAGTCTGCATAATTCTTTTATGTCGTCTAAAAAATAATTTGCGCTTGACAACACTAGCCACTCACCTTGTGACATATCTATTTGTGTAACGTCAGAGTATCTTGTCAAATCACCCACCTCTTGTCTTGGCATATAATCTTTATCGTATCGCTTTGAAACATTTCTAATAATCTTTTGTGACAGCTCGTGTATTGGTCCACCTGGTATTCTGTATGACTGACTCAACGTGTCGACGTAATCTACTTCTTCTTTAAGTGCAATAAAAGTATCAACATCAGCACCAGCCCATTTAAAAATAGCCTGGTCATATGTCCATACTGTGTTCGTTTTTATTATACTCTTCCAGGACATTGGTGCCCATTACCCGCGATTTGTTAATAAGTCTAAGATACTCATTGTCAGAACTGAAAACACCATCCTCTTCACTATGCCATGCTGTCTTGATGGGTATGCCACATTTCAAACCAAACTCTCTGTAGTCAGAGTGCTTCATCACACGTTCTTTCTTTACACCCAACATTCTAAATGCCAGTGAGTGCAGTGTCCTAAAATATGGTATCTCTTTCTGGTCAATCATAAATTTTTCTTCTGCTCTGTGTGTCGCCTCCCATGCAGCTTTCTTTGTAAAAGAAAAGTATCCTATCTTTTTTATGTCGACACCATCACGTAAAAATTCTTCTACTAAATTTAGTAGTGTAGTTGTTTTACCTGTGCCGGGTGGTCCCAGTATTATTGTTTTCATGTTTTTTTATGCCTATATTTTGGAACGTGCCATACACACTTACCATTTTGATATACCAATAAAACTTCAACACCCATTTCTTTTTGGTGTGGTTTTAATCCCTTACTTAATTTTTCATAACCAGCCCTACCTTGTTTCTTTGTGTAGACTTGCGTTTTTTTGACGTCTACAAAACGCGTTTCAGTAAGTTTATTTTTCTTGTCATACTTCAATGCAACAATATCAATAGGTGAATGACTACCTGTAGCATGAAAACATAAATAACCTCTTTTGATTAACCAGGCTAAAGCCATGTGTTCACATGCAACGCCTTTTTGCTGCGGTTTAATTGCCATTAAAAAGGTGTCTCCTCGTATTTAACTTTGCTGATAGTTGGTTTTTCTTTTTTCATAGATTTTATTTTTACAAGATGTGGTTGTTGATCTTTTACTTTTAGTCTTGTTTCTTTATCAAAGATGTCCTCTAAACTTTTCAATAAGTTCCCTGTTTTAATTCTATCCATCTCCCAATTGTTTCTTTTACAAAAAGCAAAAAAATCATCCATCCTAAAATATGTAAAGCCTTCGTCACTCCATGCCATCTTACGTAGTATGTCATCTCTTGTTCTTGCCTGTGGTCTGTTCACTGTAAACTCGTGTAATAAATTTATTAAATGTTCTTTTGGATCTAACGACTTCAAAGGTTCTATCTCTTGCAAACTAGCCATCAATGTTTTTAGATGCACATCTCTCCAGTCTTTTGCCTTTGGTATTGGTGACACCACGTTTGCCTGCTCTAGTACAGCTACAGCAAACAGATTAGGATTGTGTAATTGTTCTGTCTTCAACTCTACCCTGCTACCACTAACATTTAAAAACCACTGTGGTGGATTAGATTTAATTTTTGTAAGTGTATCTAGTTCTGGCATTTGCTCCTCTTCAAAACCAACACCAAACTTTTTTGTTCTGCATTTTGCAGGATTGCAAACACTACATATTGGCTGCTCTTTACATCTGTATTTATCGTAGCCACGTTTACCAATAGACTTGATGACATTTTGTACCTCTGCAGATCTCAAAGGTGGACTCATGTATTTGTGATTGTCGTCCTCTAATACGTCTTGCCAATTATCTGGATTGGCCTTCTGTCTGTATATTGCTAAATTAAATAAAGAATTGTTTCTTGACCCCTCACCAAACCCTTCTTCTGCCAAGCGATTAAGACACGGTGGTCCATCAGGAAAAATTTCTACAACCTCTGCTTTCTTTACAATTATGTTTTCTATTTCTGTTCGTGTCTGTACCCACTCGTCGTATATAGAATAGAATGATTCTAAACTAGCAGCCTCACCACCAGCTTTCATCGCATATCTCAAACCACGAACACCACCGTGGTATGGTAAGTTTAAGAAATTACCTGTGTCTCCACGCTCAACTAATATTTCAGTTTGTTTCGGAAAGATCTCACTACCTGCATAACCCAAAGCTTCTGCCATGGCTTTGAGTTTAGACTGCATCAATGATGCAGGAATAAACTCTGAGGCAAATAAAAACAAATGTGCCCCACCAGATTTTGATCTGAACGTCACCAACGGCAAGCTGAGTCCTTTTATGTTTCTCATCAAAACAAGATGGTCAACATTGTATACATCAATATCTATACAACCCCATCTACACTCATTGTTTTCATTTATTGGTATAATACCAAGGGCCGGTTCTTTACCCTCTACATGCTCTTGCCACAGTTTATCTGTGACCTCTTCTCTTTTAATTAACGCTTTTGCTACAGCTTTTCCTTTCTCAGTGACCTCTCCGGTCAGTTTCATTATACCGTATGCACTATTATTACCTTCAAATATTTCTTTAAATTTCACGCTTTGGCCTTCCCGTTTTTGGTTTACCTCTGTTGGGTCTGAAGCCTGGCTTACAAATATCGTTACAATAAACTTTGCTCTTTTGATACTGTGTTATCTCAAATGTCTGTTTGCATGTTGGACAAATCTTTTTCATATCTTTTACTTTCCTTTCTATTATAATAACGAGACCCCAAGAAGGGGGAGTCCTGGGGTCTCACCATGATTAAAATGGTACTTCGTCTTTTGACTTAGTCTCACCTTCACCATGTTTTACTTGAACGTTCCCTACGCTCGAAGCAAACTGTTTTGCAGCCTCATACAAGTTCTTGTCTTGTACAGGGCCAACCTTTTGCACGTTCCAACCAAACCAAGTCCCCTTGTCATTTGATTGTTGCACTGTGCTCAGATTGTACACGTGACTGTAAGCTGCCGGTGTGAACATACCATTCTTACCTTGAAGTTTGATACTGTTCATCATCGAGTTCCATGACCTACTTACCTTCAACTGTGTTGATTTCATCGTAATCAACGCTTGTGACATGTCATCTAACATCACAAAGTAAGAGGCTGTGTTCTCTAGATAGTTACCGTTTGGTAGTCTATCTTTGTAGTCAGCTCCTCTAGTGGCCTCTTTTATAATACCACTCTCTACTGAGTGAATAGCAACTGGGGCACTTGTGCCCTCACCTCTATCACTCCACTCAACGTATTCACGCTTGTAACCGCATGGTATTACGTTGACTCCCTCTACACCATCATATGCCTGCTTAGTCACGGTATTGAATATCATACCTGCCTTTGCACCTTCTACATACTTGGCATCCCTTTCGTTTACCTCAGGGCTTAGCTGTCCTAGCACTCGTAAAAAAGGCATTGCAAAATCGCCCTGCCCCATTCCATCCATGCCGCCAGCTTGGTCTTGTTCAAACATGCTCGTTAGAGCCACGTCTGACTTTTCTTTTTTAGCAACTTGATTCATGTTTCTTTTCTCCTTATTCATGATTCTTTATTTCCGGCCTATTTTTGTTTGATCCTTCACAAAAGTGTGAAAGAAATCCGAGGGCATATCGAGGCCGGCCTCGATACGCTCTCTAAAGAGTGCTTTCAAAGTCATAGGTTCTACCTTCTGCTTCTGCGAAGGCTCATAGCCTTCTCGCACTGCAAGGCCTAGCAACTGCTCTGCCTTGTTATCCTCGCCCTTCCCGAACTGTACAGCAACCTCATTCTTAATGATGTCACCCAATCCGTTATCACGAAGCCATTGAAAAGCTGACTCTACCTGATCTTTTTTGATGGTGCAGTTGTAAGAC